TTACGCACTTGAGCGGCCGTCTGTGGGACGGGCTTTTCTATTCTCCACAAGGTTTCAAGCCAGGTCTTGGGTCGAAGCATTTCTTTGAGCAATGCTTTTCTCGCTTCCCAATTTCGACATCGCGGAAGAGTTCCCGCTGAATAACCTTGCGTTACGTATTCACCGTAACCAGCTTCTTCTTTAACGGAACTCCAATAATCGTACTCAGACCAACGATCTCGTTCGTAATATTGTGGGTCGAAATCATCTCTAACAAACGTGTATCCATCCTGGTCAGTAAATTCATGCCCCTGTCTCTCTTCGATACGCGAGTCATCCAAATGATCATAATAATTTTCATCGTCTGATTGGTAAGAATCGTAATGCTTACCACCTTTTTTGAAGGCATTTGTTTGTTGACTCATAGCTGCTCTCTGTGCTCGCAGCTCGGCTTTCTTTGCTAGCCATTCTCTATGTCTTCTCCGATTTGCATTAACGCGATCTCTGTGGGCCTGTTGGGCTTTCTCGCGATTTTCTCGAGCTAACTTAACGTCAGCGGCATTTCTGGGGTAATAATGATTTTTATCTAGATTAGCGACTACAATCTGAGAAGAATTAGGCCATGTTAACACGGCCGAAGCTATCATGTTGCGTTCAAGGGTCTGAACCGCAAAATTTCTTCTCTTCTTAGTCGCCAAACCGGTCGATATGCACATCTGTCGAATATGAAACATCGCCAGGTAGTAAACTTTGATACATTTTACCGAATAACGGAAATCCTTATCACTCAATGGAGCACTAAAATCAACATGATCATGCATATTCTTAAGTTGCTTTCCAATATAAGCGCGCTTTCGCGCGTAAAGAGTGAATCTATCTATATTAGTATCGAGGGTAAAAGTAAGCCCCTCGGCGGTTAATTGTCTTATATCTGATTCATCTATACCTCCTAAAACCTTGCAGGTTTCTTCAAAAAGATCTCGCGTATTCAAACAAACGTATTTGGTCAAATATATATGGTGTCCTCGTCTACACCAATCATTATAAGTCATGGGTAAACCTCCTTGGGTCACAATATCTACAGATGGAGGTAAAGAATTAATGTAATCTTCCAAATCTTTCTGTGCTGTATCTGAACCCATAAGAATCCAATTTTCTTGTTCTCCGATATACTTAAAACCATCACGCTTGTACTTTTCTACGGGTACTTCTTTCTCTTTGTTAGAATTAGAATGTTGTACGTATATATGAATATAACCAAAAAGAGAAAGAAAATACAAAACATCTACAGAATTAAACTTCTCAGGAGTCCGAATCACTTCATTCACCCAAGACGCTTTATCCTTCGTACTTAGAGGTCTTTTATCAGCCCAAGATAATATTTTGAGCCATTCGGTATCATCATGCATCTTATAAGTAATTCTAGGTGTAGGGTGATCTGATGTATCAGGTTTCGAATCGGGCATTACCAAGAGCCCACGATGATATTCAGCCAGCGATAACTGGTCAACTCTAGTGATTCCTTGTACAGTGATATACATAGCAGAACGCAAATTTTTACTAGGGTAAGTGTTAGTGTAAGAGTCATCAAATTCTTCAGGCAAATATCTCTTTAATATTGGTTTGTCGGAAACTACTATAGGGGAAGCTGTCAAGTCATTGGTAAAAGGTTTGGCGTCAATAAGACCTCCAATATCAGGAAGTGCGGAAGTATAATCTGGAATATCGCAATTCTTTCCTTCTGAGTAGGATACCAAACGATCGACGTAT